ATACTGAAGATAAGCAATCGACCGCCCCTGTTCAGACAGTGGCTTCAGCTAAAAGAAGCGTAAAGCCTGGTCGCAAAACTGTGAGACTCACATCATCACAGGTAGCAATAGCTAAAAAATTAGGTGTGCCACTCGAAGAATACGCAAAACAATTAAAAAACACGGAAGGAGCGTAACATGGAAAAAGATAAAAACACTTCTCGTGCGAACGACACACGGTCAAAGTCTGAAAGACCTAAAGTGTGGGTTCCACCATCATCTCTAGATGCACCCCCTGCGCCTGATGGATTCAGGTACAGATGGATAAGAGCAGAGAGCGTTGGTTTTCAAGACACTAAAAACATATCTGGAAGATTAAGAGAAGGATATGAACTTGTTAGAGCCGAGGAAATAGAAAACGCATCTGATTATCCAGTCGTCGACGACGGCAAATACAAGGGGGTAGTTGGGGTTGGAGGCCTTCTTCTTGCGAAGGTACCAGAAGAAATCGCGAAGCAACGTCAAGAATACATGACTAAACGTCATGAAGACCGAAGCGATGCAGTAGCAAACGATTTAATGAAGGAGCAGGATAGTAGAATGCCGATCAATGTTGAGAGGCAATCTCGTGTAACCTTCGGTGGTACGAAAAAGTAATTTTAAATATCATCGATTAACAACTCGTACTGGAGGCCCTTCGGGGCAGGTACATAAGGAGACAACACTATGGCAAATAGAAACACAGGCGGTTTCGGACTTAAAGCGGCTATGAGAACAGGTAATACACCTTCAATTCAAGGTCAATCTAAGTACGATATTGATGCTGGTGAAACTAATGCTATTTTCAATGGAGAGCCAGTGAAGATTGATTTAAATACTTCTACTGGTGGATACATTGTAACTGCAGCGGCTGGAACTGCTATGGTTGGTGTTTTAAATGGAGTGCTTTTTACAGATGCTACTACATTAAAACCAACTTTTAGTAACTTCTACCCAGCAGCGACAACTCCAGCGAATAGCGAAGATGTCACTGCATTTGTTAATGATGACCCCTTTCAAGAATACATCATTGCATCTGACGCTACTTTAGGCGGCGATCTTGCAACAAGAAAATCAAAAATTGGTTTAACTTATGCAACGACTGCAGCAGCAGGTAGCACAACAACAGGTAAATCTTCTATTCAACTAGGAATCTCAACAGCAGCAACAACTGCTAAACAATTGAGAGTAGTTAGAGTAGCTGAAGACCCTGAAAACGAAGATCAAACAGCAGCTAATTGTTCATTAGTCGTAAAGGTGAATTTACACCAATACACTGTTGGATCGTTGGCTACGGGAATATAAGGAGAATAAACTATGGCAATATCACGATCACAGCTAGTCAAAGAACTAGAGCCAGGTTTAAATGCTTTATTTGGCCTGGAATATAAAAGGTATGAAAATCAGCATGCTGAGATTTATACTAACGAGAACAGTGACAGAGCTTTTGAAGAAGAAGTTATGTTATCTGGTTTCGCAAACGCACAAGTAAAAGGTGAAGGTGCAGGCGTATCATTCGATCAAGCACAAGAAACTTTTACAGCGAGATACACTCACGAGACTGTAGCTCTAGCATTTGCAATCACAGAAGAAGCTATCGAAGACAATCTTTACGATAGACTTGCTTCTAGATATACAAAAGCTTTAGCGAGATCTATGAGTAACGCTAAACAAGTAAAAGCGGTAGAACCTCTAATTCAAGGTCTTCCTTCAACGGATGGTTTTGATTCAGGTGATGGCGTTAGCTTGTTTAACACATCTCACCCAACAGTAGCTGGTACTTTCAAAAATACTTTGTCTACTCAAGCAGACCTTAACGAAACATCATTAGAGCAGTCTATGATTGACATCGCTCAAATGACAGACGAAAGAGGTTTAAGAATTGCAGCAAGAGGAGTTAAAATGATAATTCCTTCTGAGCTTCAATTTACAGCTGAGAGATTGATGAAGTCACAAGGAAGAACTGGAACAGCTGATAACGATATTAATGCTATCGTATCAATGGGTATGATTCCACAAGGTTATAGAATCAACAACTACCTAACTGATACAGATGCGTTTTATATCTTAACAGACATTCCAAATGGAATGAAAATGTTCACAAGAG